TATGGAAAAACCAATCGTAATTAATGCTAAAGAATGTAAAGAATGTAATGTCCCTAAAGGTTGGGGACATGAAATTATATTTGAAAATAACGAGCTTTACTGTGGTAAGTTATTAGTATTTAAAAAAGGTTGTAATTTTAGCATGCACTACCATCTTATTAAAGATGAGACTTGGTATGTTCAAGAAGGTGAATTTTTATATCGTTGGGTTGATACCGAAACAGGTGAAGTACACGAACAAAAATTACGTGAAGGGGATAGTGTAAGACAATACCCAGGGCAACCTCATCAAGTTAAAGCATTAACTGATGGTACATTATTTGAGGTAAGTACAGAACACTTTGATAGTGATAGCTACAGAGTATATCGTAAATGGTTAGATAATAAAGACGTATGAAAATAGGTTTATGTGGTACAATGAGTGTGGGTAAAACCACACTTGTTAATGCTCTTAAGGAGCGAGACGAATTTAAGGATTACATTACTAGAACAGAACGTTCTAAAGAACTAATGGCAATGGGCATTCCATTGAATACTGATTCAACATTTTTGGGTCAAACGGTTTTTATGGCTGAGCGAGCAAGCGAATTATTAATCGATAACATTATTACAGACCGTACTATTATTGATGTAATGGCTTTTGCTCAAGCATCTAAATCAATGGATTGGCCTGATAAAGAAGCATTTTACGCTTACGCTATTCGTTTAATTAAAGGATACGATTATATTTTCTATGTTTCACCTGAAGGAGTAGGGATTGAAGATAATGGTATTAGAGAAACTAATGCTGACTATAGAGATGAGATTGATATTATCATTCGTCATATCTTAAGTCAACAACAACATCGCATCAAAAATTACGGTGTACTTGAGGGTAGTACTGAAGAACGCATTGAACAAATGCTAGAAGCGCTTTCTCTGTAATATTTATAACAAAATAATTACTTATAATGAAACGTTCAGAATTAGCAGAATACATTAAAGAAACAATTGTAGATGTTCTTTCAGAAGCATCAGCTGAAGATGTTAAAAATCAAGAAACGATAAATAAACTTAAAAAAGATGAGTTAACATTAACCCAAAAAATTAAGGATTTATCTGAAGATATTGATGATGAAGATGTAGCCGCTCAACAAGCAACAGCAGACACAAAAGATTCTGTCTCTGTAATTTCTCGTAAACTACAGGATACAACTAAAGAAATGAAATCTACCGTTAATCAATGGAAGAAAGCTGAAGGTGAAGATAAAGAAAGACTGTTAGCCCGTTTAAAGGATTTAACTAAAATTAAGAAGGAACTTGAAGGACTTCTTTAAAAATATCCAAACTTTACTAATTGTAGTATTAGCAGCTGTATTGTTTTTACAACGAGGCTGCTCTTCTACACCTCAGGTAGAGCCCGAAGTTATTACAGAAGTAGTAACTAAATGGGATACCTTAAAGGTTACTGAAAAAGAGTATGTGCCAAAATATATTAGAAAAACTATAGTAGACATTGATACCTTCCAGGCACCAATTGATACTATAAGTATTTTAAAAGATTACTACGCAAAATACTTTTACACAGATACTATTAAGATTGATACTCTTGGTACTATCATTGTAAATGATACGGTTACTCGTAACTTAATATCAATGAGAGATGTACAATCCAACATTTTCATCCCAACAACTACAATTACTAATACTGTTTACCTCTACAAACACGAGTTTTATGGGGGTTTTTCGGTAGGAGCAACTAATCAAGCAGTACAAAATATTAACGGCGAATTCTTATACGTTAATAAAAAAAGAGATGCATACGGTTTTGGGGTAGGTTTAAACCCACAATGGCAACCTGTTTACACAGTTCGTATGTACTGGAAAATAGGTAAATAATGGCTGAACAAAATTTAAGACAGATAATCCAACAGGAATACATTAAGTGTGCTTCTGACCCAGTACACTTTATGAAAAAGTACTGTTTTATTCAGCACCCACAACGTGGGCGTATTCCATTTAATTTATTCCCATTCCAGGAAAAAGTATTAAAATTATTTCAGGAAAATCCTTATTCTATTGTACTTAAATCTCGTCAGTTAGGTATTTCAACATTGGGCGCAGGTTATTCTTTATGGTTAATGTTATTTCATAAAGATAAAAACGTGCTGTGTATCGCAACAAAACAAGATACAGCCAAAAACATGGTTACGAAGGTTAAATTTATGTATGAAAATTTACCTTCCTGGCTTAAGATAGATGCTCCTGAAAATAACAAATTAACACTTAGGTTAAGTAATGGATCTCAAATTAAAGCTACTTCAGCATCAAGTGATGCAGGTAGATCGGAAGCCGTTTCTTTGCTATTAATTGATGAGGCAGCCTTCATTGAAAATATTGGTGAGATCTGGGCTTCAGCTCAACAAACACTAGCTACTGGTGGTGGTTGTATTGCATTAAGTACTCCTTATGGTACTGGTAATTGGTTCCACCAAACTTGGGTTAGATCACAAAATGGTGAGAATGATTTTTTACCTATTAAATTACCCTGGTTTGTCCATCCTGAACGTGACCAAGTATGGAGAGATAGACAAGATGAATTATTAGGTGACCCTAGAATGGCTGCACAAGAATGTGATTGTGATTTTAGCACTTCAGGTGATATAGTATTTTATCCTGAATATATTGAATTTTATGAAAAAACATATATTAAAGACCCACTTGAGAAACGAGGCGCTGACCAGAACTTATGGATTTGGGAACCCGCTGATTATTCAAGATCCTACCTTGTGGTTGCTGATGTGGCTCGTGGAGACGGGAAAGATTATTCTGCGTTCCACGTTATTGACATTGAAACAAATACACAAGTAGCAGAATATAAAGGTCAAATAGGCACTAAAGAATATGGTCATTTATTAGTAGGTATTGCTACTGAATATAATGAAGCATTGCTTGTAATTGAAAACGCTTCAATTGGTTGGTCTACTATCCAAACAGTAATAGATAGAGGATATACTAACCTTCATTACTCAACTAAAGGTGATTCTACAAGAGTAGATTCGTATTTTGACAAATACATGGATACGAGTAAAATGGTTCCTGGGTTTAGTATGACATCTAGGGTTAGACCTATGGTAATTGGTAAATTCCAAGAATATATTTCGGATCAAAGTGTAATAATTCAATCAAGTAGATTGATAGAAGAAATGAAAGTGTTTATTTGGAAAAACGGACGTGCAGAAGCTCAACAAGGTTACAATGATGATTTGGTTATGTCATTTGGGATTGCTATGTTTATGCGAGATACTTCATTTAAATTTAGACAACAACATTTAGATATGAGTAAAGCTACTTTAAATAGTATGTCAACTAATAAAACACCTTTTGTAGGAGGATATAATAATAATAGAAATATTCAAAATCCATATGAAATAGATAACCCATATGGTGGAAAAGAAGACATTAGTTGGCTTCTCTAAATATTTATAATAATAAATTACATTATGGCTGATACTAGCTTATTTAAAAGATTACAAAGATTATTTGCTTCTGACGTAGTAATTAGAAATGTTGGAGGTAATCAACTTAAAGTAGTCGATACAGACCATATCCAAACTTCTGGTGAATTTGCCACAAATTCATTAATGGATAGGTTTCAAGGCATTTACCAAAACCCAGCATCTACCTCATTATATGGTCAACAATTTAATCTCAATTATCAATACTTAAGAACATACCTTTACTCAGATTATGACTTAATGGATACAGATGCTATTGTAGCTTCAGCATTAGATATTATTTCTGATGAATGTACCTTAAAAAGTGATATGGGTGAAGTGTTACAAATTAAATCTTCGGACGAAGATATTCAAAAAATCCTATATAATTTATTCTACGATGTATTAAACATTGAGTTTAACCTTTGGTCTTGGACTCGCCAAATGTGTAAATATGGTGATTTTTTCTTAAAACTAGAGATTTCTGAAAAATTTGGTGTTTATAATGTAATCCCTTATTCTGCTTATCATATTGAAAGAAAAGAAAACTTTGACCCAGAAAATCCATCAAAAGTAGTATTTACATACAACCCAGAGGGTATTTACGGAGGTTCTTCTTCTGGTTATTATACTACACCAAACAATAATTCTCAAGCAAATACAATTGAATTTGATAATTACGAGATTGCCCACTTTAGATTATTATCTGATGTAAATTATCTTCCATATGGACGTTCTTACTTAGAACCAGGTCGTAAATTATTTAAACAATATTCACTAATGGAGGATGCTATGTTAATCCATAGAATCGTTCGTGCACCTGAAAAACGTATTTTCTATATCAATGTAGGTTCAATTCCACCAAACGAGGTAGAAAACTTTATGCAGAAAACTATTTCTACAATGAAGCGTACTCCGTTTATGGATCAAAAGACTGGTGAATATAATTTAAAATATAACATGCAAAATGTTATGGAAGATTTTTATATTCCTATTAGAGGTAATGATCAAGCAACAAAAATTGATACTACTAAAGGTTTAGAGTATGCTGCAATTGAAGATGTAGAATACCTAAGAGAAAAATTATTTGCTGCTCTTAAAGTGCCTAAAGCATTTATGGGTTATGATGAAAACCTTTCAGGTAAAGCTACATTAGCAGCTGAAGATATTCGTTTTGGTCGTACAATTGACCGTATCCAACGCATCCTAATCTCAGAATTATATAAAATTGCTTTAGTTCACCTATACGCTCAAGGGTATAGAGACGAACAAATGACTAATTTTGAACTAGATTTAACTACACCTTCAATTATTTACGATCAAGAAAAGATCGCATTAATGAAAGAAAAAGTAGATTTAGCTGGTCAAA